ACGAAAAGCATATACGGTATCTGCTGCTTTCTTTAACAGTCCCATCAAATTTTCCTTAATGCTTCTATGACTCTATCATCCATCTCGATTCCAACCAGTTGATCATTAGTAATATATTTTAAAAAAATTAAAAATGGTTTTATTACTGGCCAGTGCCTTTCGTCTAATTTTACCTTCAACATATTGACCGAGTGTTCGATCCCAAATGCATTAAATATAACAATCAAGTGATTTAAAATTAAACGTTCAGAAAGATCTTTATCATCTAGATATCGATTTACTAAACGTTTTACATATTTAAATCGTTTCAAATCCTCGTAGAACTCATCAATGTCTGAGAACCGAGGGTTATAATAATGTTTTGCTGCATATAACAGCAGATTAGATTCAGTCAAATTGTCCATTATAAACTTATATATTATGAAAGTAAGTTCTTAACTTTACCTACTAAGGTTGACTTCTTTTGTCTACGATCTAACTCTACACCATGTTCTCTACCGAGTTCTTCAAGTTCTGCCTTTGACATATCTTCTAGGACATCATCTTCTACTACTTCGATAGGTTCTACATGTTCTTGTGCATGTTCTTTTGCACTAGTAGGCGACTCTGTCAAAGTTACGGCAGTACCCATGTATTCTGCAATCTCAGCTTCTGATATTTTTTTAGGTAGTAAGAGTTCACTGGTCTTTGGATGTTTCCATCCTTTTGGTGTAGGAACTGCATCTTTTTTCCATGAAGGAGGTTTTAACATTACTTCATTCCTTTCAATGCGTCCACAACTTTGTTTACCATTTTTTGATCACCAGATCTTACTTGGTCACCACCGTTGCGAGGTTTCGCAGGTTTTGTTACTTTACCTGCCTTTGATGCGTCATCATGTCCCTTTGCTTCAGTGTCATCAACTTCTTTAGGTTGATTAACCATATCTTTTGCACCCTTACCTTTTAACTTATCATCCATAGTTTCAGGTTTAGTTGCACCTTTGGTTTGTTTATTTTCTAACACCGCAAGGAGTTTTTGACGTATGGTAGATTCTTTTTGTTCCACTGAATTCTCCTTTGATCCTTTATCCAACTTAGGATTCATTTCTACATCACCTTCTTTGTCTTTTTTAATTGATTTAGAAATTGCTTTTCTTCGCTTATGTAAATACTTGTCACTAGAATCGACATCACCATCATTATCGATGTCTTTGTCTTTACGATCCTTGTGTTTACCTTTTAGTGCGCCTTTGTCTACAGCATCCATTGCTTCTTTTACTTTCTCTATCCAGTTTTTACCATTAGGGTTATATGCGTTGTACATACAAGATTTATTTTCTTTAGTAGGTTTACGGTATTCGTCCCCACAATCTTTACAACACATCCCACTCATATCTTTATCTTCTTGGACATTGTTGGAACGAGATGCCCACTCGTTAAATATATTATTAAACATGTTTTCTCCTACATTAACATATGGGCAACATAAGTCCCAACAGCAGCAATAACTGCCGCGTATACTATTTTATTTATAAGGTTGACGGTACGTGCATTATCGTCAACCTTCTTCTCTATATCATCTAATTTAGATGAAAATCTATTCATTCTTTCCCAAGACTTATCCCTATAATCGTTATAAGCATCCATCTTCTCCTCAAACCGAGCAAGAGAAACAAGTACCTCACCCATCTTATCGAGTTTTACCTCGATACGATCTAGTCTTTTATCTGTATTCTCTGCCATCATTTTTCTTTCTATGGGTTCAATTGCTTTGGATCTGCATCCATGAATTCTCTTATAATGTATAGACCATCATCACTAACTCTAACTCTGAGTTCTTTACAACCTAGTCTAACAGAACCTGTATACTCGGTAGATTTACCACCACGTAAAGTTCTTTCAATAGTTCTTTTTGCTTTTAAACAATCACCTAATCCATCACGAACTGTATACTCTTTTAATTCCATGGGGTTGCCAAACCACATTAGAAGAATAAATGCATCTATTACCATTTTTAGTGTCCGTTATGTTTACTAGTAGGTTTCATCCCATTCATCTCGTGTACCATGTCCATTATATCGTTACGTACTTTTTCGTGCGCTGCTTCAAGTTGGTTTATTCGCTTTTCGTAAAACTCTAGTGTTAGTTTCTGTTGTTGATCAAATGGTGCTTGACCACTTTCTATTTCTTCTGTTAGTTTCTCAAGTTCTGTCGCTAAATGTTCAATTAGCATGTATTGTTCACTGTCTGCAGGTAGTGACCCCATTTCACCACGAGGCCACTTAATTCTAAACTCGGTATTAAATTCTAGATCTGCTTGCATCATAGTGATGTTTGTTTCGATCTGATTTAATCTTTCTACAATACCGAAGTATGCCCAAGTTGCAATTGATGCTGCGGCAATCATACTAATTATATTACGAAGTGGTAATGCTACCTCAGTATTTTCATTCACCTTTGTCGCCATAATTAAATTATCCTTTTCCTGATATGTACCCTGCTACTATGCCAACAATGCCTGTAATTGACATTTGAAGCAGTTCTACTATATTAGCATCGAGTTTGCCTCCGTGTTCCGATGCCATCATGAATTCATCAACCACGATAAGTCCTAATAATCCCATAAGACCTACTACCATGATTAATACTGTTATGTCTTTTATTCTGTTCATTAGTTATCTACCTTTGCTCCCGAGCGCCACTGCCAACATGACCAATACCTCGCCTTTGTCTTTGGCCCAGGATTGTCGCAGTTGTGTCTGGCGCGAAATGATTTTCGTCTAGAAGGATCATCGCGTTTGATCTCCATATTGGGATCTCCGAAAGATACTTTCACAACGTTACCCTTCTCGTTCTTAACATAAACATAAAACTTCTTACTACCACCACGAGTTGGATTGTTCAGTGTAACCTTCTTACCTTGATACTCTGATTCTACTAGTTCTAAGTCATCATATAAATCGCATGACTCACAAACATCGTCTATATGTTCTGCAGTGAAATTCTTAAATGTATCACTTATTGCCATATTTGCCTCCAAAGTTTATGCGACTTGCAACGCTGTTCTGTCTTCCAGAAGTACTACCCTTGTTTGTATTGACTCTTTGTCTTGTTTGATTTGCGGTAGGTTTATTACCCATTATTTTATTGCCCAAATTTTTAAAGAAATTCTCCTGACCTGTTTGGCCTGGTGTCATTTTAGATGCTTTCTTTTTCGCCTCTGGTGTTCCCTCATCTGGTGCATAACTTTCTTTCTCAGGTGGTTTCTTCTTGAATGTACTCATACCGTCACCAGTAGACATACGTTTCATACCACCTTCATTTTTACTTTTCTCTTTTTTAGAAATTGCGATTGCAGCCTGTTGTGCAGGTGATATTGCTTCTCCTTGTGCACGTTTGATCTGATCTTGAGTAGGTGCACCCTTCTCACCTTTCTTACGCATCTTTTCTCCTCGTGCTCTCTTAGCACGAATGTTTGCCCAAAGACCGTTACCTTCTTCCACAGATTCTTTTTTCAACAACTTCATTGCAACGTTTGCAAGTTGGGTTGCTTTCATTTTATCCATCTTTGCTTTGTTTGCATCATTTACTTTATTGTAAATCTGCGTAACTGCAGATGCAGTAAACATATCAACCATGACACCATCAATTTTCATTGCTTGTTTCTTATCAACTATCTTCATCATTGACTGAACAGTTTTAGATGATTCATCAAGAGATTCTTTTACCTTATCACGATGGTGTTTCTTTTTATCTGCCTTTGTAACTCTATCTACAGATTGAATCATGGACGGTTGTTTTACCAACTTGCGTAGATTAGTCTTGACCTCACTAGGTGAATTACCAGACATAAACATTTCTGGAAATCCGTCTATGTTTACTCTGAAGTCAAAAGATTCAATCATCTCCTTCATATCATCTTTAGATGGTATTTTAAATGGTGCTTTCTTTAGACTTACCTGACTTTTTGGTTTTGCTTTTGCGGCAGGACTTGCGAGTGCACGTTTCTGCATCTTAGGTGTTACCACTGCATCACCTAGTTTTTTTAATCCTGCACTATTTCTCATTTGTGCAGTAGATTTTTTACTTCTAACAACCATTGAGTCAGCACGTCCTCTAATATCTTTAAGGGACTTCTGTGTCGAGTTCATAGTCTTAGGTTTCTTATTCTTGTTCATGTGTGCGGCAAACTTCTTATCGTCAATCTTTGGTGCTTTTTCATTCATTTCTGGTTTGTCATGGGTATACCCCATCTTGTCCATTTTTACATGATCAGAGTATTTTTTTGCCATGTGACCCTTACCTGTTTTAGGATCATACATCATGTGTGGTTTAAAATCTTTTTCTTTATCGTCCATTATGCTAGATCCTTATCGTGATTAAGTCCACCGCGTTTCTTCTTAACGATGAATGCATTAACTCTTGCATGACCCCACTGTGTAGGATTTGTGCCTGGCCTGTGACCAGTTTTCCATGCAGCTTTTCCTCTATTAAAAACTTTTCGTAAAGTACCAACAGAAACCCCAGACTTCTTTGCTTTATCAGCAAGAGATTTGCCTGCATCATCCTCTTCCAGATAACTTTTAAAATTTATCATAGTCTTCCTCCTGGCGCTGGTAGACCCAACTTAGATTCTATTTCTGTTATTTTCTTTTTTGCATTATTCATACGTGTTTTATTGTTATCTCTCATACCAGAGATAAACATGCGATATGCTTGAGACAGACTTACGACCATTGCTTTCTGTTTACGGTCATAAGGAGTTTCCTCGTTCAACTGTTCATGTCCATCATAGAACTTTTTAAAACTCATTTTGTTTCCCTGTTCTTTTTTAAGACATCTCTTAAACGTGCACGATCTTGCATTCTATCATGTTTAATCTTGTCTGCTGCTTTCTCACGATCAATTCTAGTTTTGATCTTATCCATTCGAGTATCATCATACATATCTTTAAATGCTTTTGTATACTTGGATGGTTTAGTCTTTGCATTTGCATCGCCTGGCGCAGGTTTATATGCAGACGAATCATTGTCTGCTTTATTTTTACCTTTTTTAAAGTGTGCGTCTCTTGCACTCTTTGTAGACTTTGACAAACCTTTGAAATATTTCTTTGGTTGTGTACCCTTTTTATCTTTGATGTCTTGATCTTGAGGGACTTCGAGTCTAAGTCTAGGTTCTCTGCGATTCTTAGATGGGTCTTCATTCCTTAGATTGCTAGGATCATTGTTCATAGGATTATTATCCTTATGTCCCACATCCATTCCTTTTACTGCTTTGTCACCCATAATCCTACGTGCTTGGTTTCTAGATGATCGTCTTGCAATTTGTTCTGGTTTTCCTTGATAGTTTGCATATTCTTTTGCGTAGTCTCTCTCCACCAACTCTATTGCATCTAACCAGTATCGTTTTTGCGTGTTGTTCTTCTCTACAATAACATAGTTCGCACCTAGATGAATCACCTCTCCGACTTCATCTGACTCTTTTACTATCACTTTGTCGCCTATCGCATATAAATCCCCTGACACATATTGTTCTCTTGTCTCTGATATTGGATTCAATTGAATATGATTTTTGTATTCTTTTTGTTCTTTCAATCCCATTCCTCTACGGACTGCGTTGAATAAATTCTTCGCATCTGCATTAGAAAATGTTTTAGGTAAACCCTGACTAAAACTTGTGAAGTCACCTTTACCTGCGGCTGCTCTCATCTTAGATGCAGACATCCCTGTTGCACCTTCTGCATCTGGATCTCTGTCTCCTGCAGAAAGTACGTTCATTGAACGAAAGTTATAGAAACCATGTCTACCTTTTTTACCATTATATTTGTTCATCAAGATATCGAACTCTTGAACACGATCTGCACCAACAACCATGGAAACGTTCTTATAACCCATATCATATAGTTTTGTCAATATATCAAATAAATTTCTGATCTTCGCGTCCAACATAATCCTACGTGCATAACGTGGGAACATCTTACGTGCTATTTTTATCTTATCTTTGTATGGTAATGGATTTTTCTTTGGGTCTGTGGATTGTGATAGGTACACGAAATACGGATTGTTCCCTGCCTTACGCGAGAGAGCAGTTAATAGTTTCTCATGACCAATGGTGGGTGGATTCATTCTCCCCCACGTAAAGAAGACTGTCTTCTCTTCTTCAACTAGAAAATTTTTAAATGATCCTATCATCTTTTTTTACGGTCTAACTCTTGTTTACGTTTATCTTTGACCATTCGTTTGGCAAGCATATCGATTCTTTTCTTCACTGCAGGTTTATCTAGTCTCTTCTCAAGTTCTTGTCTACGTGCAAAAGGTAAATCGTTTTTATCTTTACCCTTGGTTAACTTTTTAAGAACCAACTTACGCGCTGACTTACGAGCACGTTGTTTCAACGTATCCATATTTGCCATACGTCTTTTGGCCTTATCCCGACCAATTTTAATTCTTGTTTTGAGGCGTTTCATCATACGACCACGCTTCATCCTTTGTTGGATAGTAAGCGCTTCGTTTTCGGGTTCAACATCTTCGTTGCCCGCATAGGTTCTTTTACTTTTTTGAACTCTATAATTAGTTAGTTCATCCTCGCCTGGACGAGGTTCCACATTAATCATATCTTTAAACGACAACGGTTTTGCCATCTTAATTCCTTCCCGGCTTGTCCCATCCCTTTAATATATTCGGTGAAAAGTTAGCGAATGAGAATTCCATTCGGTCAACAATTTTCACTGCATCACCACCAAGTTTGTCTATAGCGACATAACCCTCTTGACCTGTAATACGATAACCTCTTTTTGTTTTAAGGAATGTATTTACATTTGAAAGTTTATTTAAAGTATTTATAAGTTTCATCTTCGCAAGAACTATTACCTTCTGAAGATCAAACATCTTCACCAGAGATTGTCGGTTCTCTGGTGAAAAGAATTTTAATATCTCATTGAGTTTCTTTATTTGCGTGGACTTCCCTTTTTCCGTTTTCCTTTTGTCTGCTTCTTTT